GCCAGAAAAATCTAAGCAGTAATAATGGTCTTTTAACATATTGTTTGTGTTTAGTGTATGCGAATTTACAAAACTCTATATTCAATGCAAGTAAATAATTAATTTTATTTTCAACTATGGGATTATTTAGAATGATTCTGTTTTATACTATGGGTTTTGTTTTCCACTATGGGTTTTGTAATCGGTTCGAACTGGTTCTAGAACTGGTTCTGTTTTACACTATAGGTTCTGTTTTCCACTAGGCCATGTTTTCCACTACCCCATGTTTTCCACTATGGATGTGGCATGGTCACAGTTCTCCTATGACCTATTTTTAGGCTTTCTGAGTGGCGATATTTTTATTTTAGTGGTGTTACATAGGCAATAATTTAGAGGTCTTAAAACGGCTTAAAATAGGATAAAAAAAAGAGGGGGTTTTATGCCCCTCTTAAAAATTTAAATCCTCCTACTTTTTCGAAATGCTTGGTGCTGATTTTTATTACATAATACTCGCCTAACTCATCTTCTTGGTCTTCGTTTGGAAATGTCTCATAAAGAAAATCCCAAGCATCTTCATAACTTTTAAAACTATGGTTAGTAAAACATCTGTTACTCATCCAATCTACGATTATCCAATTTTTCATTTTGTGTTTGTGTTTTAGTTAGTAAAAAAAGGGGCAAAGCCTCTAATTATTTTTCCGCTTTTGCTTTTATCTCCCAATCGTCAAAGAATTCAACTTTTGGGTTCTGTTTTTTAAATTCCTCTAGAATTAACAAATACAATTCTTCGCTAATTTGGTCAATGTTTAATTTAATTTCGTTCATGTTTTGTTTGGTTTTAATTAAAATTAAGCCTCGGTGATCCTATTAAGAAGCTAAATACCTTTTCACATAATCTTCGGGATAAATTACAAAGCCTCTGCCGTTGTCAATTAATTGGATTAAATCTCTGTTGACTAGGTTTAAAATACATCCGCTTTCCTTTTTGCCTCTGTACTGTAAACCTCCAATTTCAAAATAAAACCAAACATTTCCGCTTGGCGAATCCTCGTCCCATTTTAGTAGAGTTCCTTTTTTTATTAGTACGCTTGTAGAGTTTGGGTTTCTGCTGTCTGAGCCAATACCAATTGTAAAGTCTTCTAAAGCCTCCCAAATGCTGTTTCTTCTGATTGCTGTTGTCATTGTGTTTGTGTTTATGGTTAAGACAAAAGGAGGATAAATCCTCCCCTTGTTTCGGCTAGTAAAGCCTCATCGGTTAACCTTGTTTTTCTAAGCAACTTTCCTCGGCAAAGTATGCGATTGAATCGTAAATAGCCGTATAAGTGTAATCGTTTGTCATGGACTTATATAAGATATCTTGTGCGGTGTCCTCGTCACATTCGTAATTGTTCATCACATCGTCAATGTGCCATAGATTGCCAACAAAGTAGCCGTGTTTCTCTAGGATTTTTTTAGCATCTTCAATGCTTAGATTTTCTTTTGCGTACTCTAAAACCTCTTGTTTTGATGTTTCGCTTGTTGGGTAAAATTTCATTTGTTTAAATGGTTGTTTAGTTCATCAATAGAATCGAAAAACATCTCCTCATCAGTCTCGTGGTCATATACTATGAACTCCACATCTTGACCAAATGCACTAGCAATGGTTACCCCATTTTCTAGAGCTAGGTAAACATATCCGCTATTGGGATTGAATCCCTCCTGCATTATGTCTTCTCTTGCGAAGTTATCCGCATAGGCATTCCAAATGATTGCTTTGCCTTTTGCCTCTAGGTAAGCGACTGAAAAATTTTCTGTTGTTCTCATGGTGTGTGTGTGTTTTAGTTATTTAAATAAGTTATTAAATTCTTTTGGTGTCCAATCGTCTCCAAGTATTCTTTGGTCATAGTTTGGTTTGTTATACTCAAATCCAAATCCATCGCCCTCTTCTTGCATATCCAAATAGTCATCCAACCAATTCCAAGACTTATAGGACAATTCAATGTTTAAATCTGCAAAATGGATAGAAGCTATTTTTTTATCCTTTAGGTGAAGAAACAAATGTAGAAACCCACCGCCCGAAAAATAAAACATATGTTCTTCAAACTCTATGTTTTCCAAAGCATACAAAAGCCTAGTTTTCCATTTATCTTGATATCCAATAATTCCAAATCCCGACTTTTGGATTCCCTCTAATTCTTTTAAAATCTGTTCCATGTCTTATTTATTAAGTTTCTCCAATGTCAATTTTAGAAAGTGTTGGTTTACTTCGGGATGCCCAAACTCTTCGGAGTCTGACTCCTCACCTAGAATAATTCTTATCGCGTATTCTTTAGCTTGTTCCAAAGTCAATGGAGGGAAGTCATCTTCACCCTCCCAACATCCGTTTCTATCATTCCAATACAAGAAGTTTATCAAACTCTCTCTTGTCATCTCTAGAACATCAAACTCCGTAAGTTCCTCAAATGGTTTGTTGTCGGGTTGGCATAGGATTTCAATCCCACTCTCTACCATTTCCCAAATACCTCCATCGCACATGACATCCGCTAAAATTATGTCGGCCTCTTCATCTGTTGCATTGTATTTAAGTGTTACCATCTTGCGGCTAAATAAATAGTCTACAAAATACCCTTTTGACTTTAGGAAGTCCTTTGCCATTTGTTCTGTTAAATTCTCCATTGTGTTTGTGTTTAAGTGATTAAAATTTAATTATCATTTGATATTGGTTTACTGCGTCTTGGTAATTATTTGCCCAAATCCGATATCCGTCAATTACAAATAGTTTCTTTTCCATGTTTTAGTTTTCAAGTAGTTTAAGTCCTAGCAAGTAACCCAAGAAAAAAATTGGAGTCATTGCGATAATGAAGTACAAAATAGTTCCGATTGTTTTAAGTGCTTTTTTCATGATTTATTGGCTTTAAGTGATCCGAAATAAGTTAGGCCGTAAATTAAGGCCGTTCCGAGTGTGATAATAAGTAAGTCCATTTTTCTAGGGGTTTTGGTTAAACATTTATCAAATGTACAAAGGTCTGCACTAAATGCAAGGGAATTGTTTATTTTTTTAAAATATATTATTTGTTTATATAAAGTACCTTTAACTGATTATTCAGATTTAATCGGAATTTTTCCAACTTTCAATATATGGGACAAAATGGAGGGTCTCGCCCAGGTGCAGGGCGGAAGCCAAAAATCCAGGAGATTAAAATCATCGAACAGATGGATGCGGTGAGCGTTCCTAGTGAGATATGGAAAGCCTTACTATATAAAGTAAAGGAGGGCGATACCCAAGCCATAAAACTTTGGTTGAGTTATCGGTTTGGTATGCCCAAGCAACAAGTGGACATCACTAGTAACGGGGAAAGCATCGCCCCGCCTATCCAATGGCTAAGCAAAGAGATTGAATTCAAAGATATTGACGCAATCGAATTCGATCCAGTCGATACTATCCAGGGACTGGAATCACTTGATATCCAGGAGGATATATGAATCAATATAAGGGGAGGGTATGCTTGTGAGTGTATGCAACAAGGTTGCAAATACCAAATGGTGAAAATTCAGATATTCAAAAAATGGGGTACCCCTTATCCTGAGTGTATAGGAATGAAACGGAAAATCAAAATGGTGAAAATTCAGATATTCAATGATTCAGCTCTTACCTGACTACAAGCCTTTATTCTATGAAAATCCTGAAACTAGGTACTACTTGATTACAGGTGGTCGTGGTTCTGGTAAGTCATGGACTTTGGCATTGTTTCTCTTAAACTTGACTTATGAGAAGGGTCATGTGATTTTGTTCACTAGATGGACCTTGGTGTCTGCGTTTATATCGATTATCCCTGAGTTTATTGATAAGATTGAGATAATGGGTAAGGAAGGTGATTTTGAGATTACTCAGACGGAGATCATTAATAAGCGGACGGGGTCTAAGATATTGTTCAGGGGTATTAAGACGAACCATGGTACTGCGACTGCAAACTTGAAGTCGATTGCTAATGTGACGACATGGGTATTGGATGAAGCTGAAGAATTGGGAGATGAGGATGTGTTTGACAAGATTGATTTGTCGATCAGGGCTAAGGATAGGCCGAACAGGGTGATCTTGGTGATGAACCCTAGTTTCAAGAGTCATTGGATATATAAGCAGTTTGTAAGGGATAAGCGAGATGATACGACTTACATCCACACGACATACTTGGATAATAAGCAGAACTTGAGTGAGTCGTTTGTGAAGGCTGCCGAGAAGTCGAAGGTGGAGAACCCACATCGATACGCTCACTTGTTCTTGGGGGTGTGGTTGGATGATAAGGATGGATTGCTGTGGAACAGGGAGATTATTAAGAAGGCGAGGTTGGCAGAGGCACCGAACATGAATAGGATTGTGGTGGCGTTAGACCCTGCGATTACTGCGAACATGGATAGTGATGAGACTGGTATCATCGTGTGTGGTAAGGACAGGGATGGTAATGCGTATGTGTTGGAGGACTTGAGTGGGAAGTACTCACCGAATCATTGGAGTAAGATTGCGAACGATGCTGCGTTCAGGTGGAACGCGGATTGTATTGTGGCGGAGAAGAACCAGGGCGGTGACATGGTGGAAGCTGTGTTGAAGAGTCAGGGTGTTGGAACGAGGGTGAAGTTGGTGAGTGCTACGAAGGGGAAGTATGTGCGAGCGGAGCCTGTGTACTCGCTGTATGAGCAGGGGAAGGTGTACCACGTTGGTCAGTTCCCTGCCTTGGAGAATCAGATGGTATCGTTTGATCCTGAAAGGGGTAAGTCGCCCGATAGAGTGGATGCGTTGGTGTGGGGATTGACTGAGTTGATGGTAAAGAAGAA